TATGGGCATGAAAACGAAGCGTACAACAATATGAAGAACGTTTGAATGTGTAAACCTTTGATAATTCGGTAAGTATGTGGATGTAGTAGGGTAGAGGACTAAAAAACGAAACGTACAAAAGGTTTAAGTTGGTTTAGTTTTGCTTTAAGAACGAGGGCAAAGTGTTTAAGCAGGTGTTTAATGCGGCTTTGCATCAGGTTTAATTTGCTTTAATCGCATGGGCGGTCAGATGGCTTTGGGGGGCTTTCTGGCCGCTTTCTTTTGTCTGGTGAGAACACCACTGCAAACGAGCAATAACGGCGTAAAATGGGACTTTTGGCCGTGTCGTCTGTTCGTAGGGCAGGGTAGGGGAGCGGCGAGGCAGCGAGTGCGGGAAAATACCCTTTAACGTGCGTTTAATCACCTGTTAAATGGGCTTTCGGGAATGGTAGGATTGAGGTAGTAAATGGTCGAGTAAGGTAGGAGGTAAAACGGTACGTTTCGTTTGAAAAATGGGGGTTGGGTATAGTGTTGGGTATAGTCTTGGGTGTAGTTATCGGTAGGGGAATACTCCCCCAAAAGGGCAAAAACGACTATATAAAAACGGCTTTTTCGTGAAAATCTACCCCTTTAATTCCTTTTTTGATATGGGAAAAAGAACGGCTATAATCTATTTAAGTTATTGATTATAACCGTTTAAAGTGTGATTTGCTTCCAAAAAATGAAGAAAACAGCTAATCATCCTCCTTTTTGCGCCATTTTAGGGGTGTCGGCAGTATGAGTGTAAACGGTGTGTTGGTGTACCGAATTAGCCGACACTGGCAATAGTATCGGTGTTCGCATTGGCGGCATCTTTTTCAAAACGCTGTTGCATTTGGGCGATGCGTTCACGCAGTTGCCCTATTTCTTCGGCTTGCTCGCGGATTACAATATCTTTTTCTTGAATTATCGCTAATAATTTATCTTCAATTCCAGTGCTGGATGAAATGCAGGCCATTTTCTCCTTTTCTTCTTCGGGGCGGAAGTCAAAAGCGTCTCCCCTACCCGTAATAAGCCAGATAGTGTTTACTTCCGCAATTGCGCATACTTTTTCTACAACATCAAAGGACGGTTTCCCCTGTCGTTTGCCTACTATATTTTCAACGACAGATGGAGCTACCCCAATTGCGCTGGCAAAAGCACTCTTGTTGCCTCCATATAGCGTGCGTATTATCTTGCCGAACCGATCATTTATACTCATAAGCAATCAAAAGAATAGCGCATTTGCGCAAAATAATTCCTATTTTATTTGTTATTTGCGCAAATGCGCATTATCTTTGCAGCGTGAAACTAATAACACGACGGCCAAAGATACGAAAAAAAGCCGAGGCCGCAGAAAGTTAAACCCGGAAAGTGAAATGATAATGAAGACTTACAGAACATCAAAACACGTGGCACGATTGGCAAGCTATCTCGTGGCTACCTGTAAACCGTTTGCCTTTGACGGGCAGACAATCGAATTTACGGCAAGCGAAAGGTTTATAATCCAGCTACAACACGATGATGCCTTGTTTGCCACGGTAAACTTTGAAATACTTTAAGTTATGAAACGGTATTATTACGAATTACTTAACGCTCAATACGATGATTTGGGGGCATGTATTCCTGACGGTTGGCATAAATCGACCGCCATTAATCAGGCGAAAGCATGGATGCGGGAAAACGGTGTGCAACATGCCAACTTATCGGTAAACAGTATGAGAACAAGCAACATTCTGGATATAATCGAAATAACACTTTGAACATGGAAAAGTACATAGCAGTAACGAAAGAAAACCGCGAGTTCCTGATTAAGACTTTCAGGACTACGAAAATGGCTGTATGGCGGGCACTGACTTTTGCCGAGCGCGGCGGCGACAGTCCACGGGCTCGGAAAATCCGCCATCTGGCACAGCAGCGCGGAGGTATTCTAATGATTGCCTCGCCCGCGATGGAAACGATGCACGACGCTGATAATTTCATGCGTCAGTATTTCCCCAACGGCGTGATGCTGGAATGCGACAAGAACACGGGGTGCGTGGACATTATCAAAGACGGCAAATCAGTGAAGAACTACAAGAATGTAATGTTAGACCAGCTTTCAGCCATACAGGCGGAAGCGCAATCAATGTAAAATATGGAATATTACGGTAACACGCTTTGTATAAGCCATGCAGAATTAACGGCAGGCATCATGTCGAAATCTAACCTTAACTACTATGTAAGAGAGGGGAAGATTAAGCAGGTGCAACGTGCCTACTATGGGACACCCGCGCTGTTTGCCGTTGAAAGCCTGCCACTGAAATATCGCACGGAGGTTTACCGCCGTTATCCCGACTTACAGGAAAAAGCCGACAGCAAGCCTTTTATGGACACAATCACACCCGACGGACAGGCCATGCAATTTTACGCGGACTATGTGCTGGCCGACGGTCGCCACCTCACCACCGAAAAGCAGGCGGAATATTCAAACAACTGCGCCATCATGAACGCTTTTCGGCAGTGTATCGAAACCAGCAACAGCCACCGCCTGCGTCAGAGCAAACCACGCTTGAACAAGACGGAGTTCTGGCGCAAGGCTGCGGCAGCCCTGCCACGTCTGGCCGACCGTTTCCCGCACTCCCTGCCTGAAAGCGACCGCCGCCTGCAACGTAAGTTCAACGAATACTTGCACGAGGGATATGTGTGTTTTATCAGCAAGAAGTTCCAGAACTCCAACGCCGCAAAGGTGGACGACGATGTAAAAGAAAGCGTGCTTGTACAGCTAATCGGCCACCATAACAACCTCGACAATGTTGCGATAGCCAATTTGTACAATGCCGTGGCGAAGCAACAGGGCTGGAAAGCGATAACCCCCAGCACAGTGGCAAAATGGCGTGAAAAATTGGACTTGGTGACAGCGGCAGGCCGTTTGGGCAGTACGAATTTCCGCAACACGAAATCCATGCAAGTGAAGCGCACCAGACCGACCGCTCCGTTCCTCATGTGGACGCTTGACGGTTGGGACGTGGAACTGCTTTACCAGACAACGAAAACCGACAGCAAAGGCCGCAGCGTTACGACATACCATAACCGCCTGACGCTGGAGGTGGTGCTTGACCCCTGTATCAATTACCCGATAGGCTACGCCATAGGTACACACGAAACGCCCGAACTTATAGCCGAAGCCCTGCGTGACGCGGCCAAACACAGCGAGGAACTTTTCGGGGTTATGCTTCGGGCAAACCAGATACAGTGCGACCACTATGGTATTAAAGCCATGACCCCGCTTTACAACGTGATGGGCGACAAACTGACGCCTGCCCGCGTAAAGAATGCAAAAGCCAAAGTGGTAGAGCCGTATTTCGGCTACCTGAATAAGACATACTGCAAGTTGTTCAACAACTGGTCGGGCTTTGGCGTAACCACCGACCCCAGCAAGCAGCCAAACAGTGAAGCCCTAAACATGCTGCGGCACAGTTTCCCCGACGAAATGGGCGTGCGCAAACAGATAGATCGCATCATGCAGATGGAACGCCAGTGCAAGGTAGAACAGTTCCGCAAACTTATGGAGAACCTGCCTGCGGAACGCCGCCTGCCGTTAAGCCGCGAACAATACCTGCTGAATTTTGGTGCGGAAACAGGCTACAAGAATGCCATTGAGGGAGGCGGCCTACGTCCTACACTTTTGGGTATGAAACGCGACTATGACTGTTTCGATGTACGTTTCCGTCAGTATGCTGGCACACGTTGGACGGTGAAATACGACCCTGATAACCTGCATGAGGTGTTGGCGGTAAGTGAAGACGGCACGCTGCGTTTCATGCTGACAGAAAAATACGTGCAGCCGATGGCACTTGCCGACCGCAAGGAGGGCGACGCGGCCGCACTTCAACAGGTGCAGGACTTCAACAGGCATCTGGAACAACATGTAACGGAACGCCTCGCGCTGGCTTATGAAAAGGCACAGCCCGTTATTGCACAGGACAATATCCTCAACCGCCTGCTAATATGTGACAGCCGCGGGCAGCACAAACTGCCGAAAGCGCAGAAACGCCTGAATGCCATTGACGTGGAGGCGGTAGAGGTCAAGACGGTGGAAGTGCCCCTGATACCGCAGGGCGCGGCCGCCTCGGATAGAGACGATTATTCAATTTTCTAAAACGAAATAAGATGCAAAAGGACGAAAAACAACAGATTGCCGCACGTCTTAAAGACTACTGCGTGCAGAAAGGCAGCCAGAACAAGGCGGCCAACAGTATGAACGGCGTAAGCGCGGCCACTGTCAGCAAGGTGCTGGCAGGTGATTGGGACACCATCAGCGATGAAATGTGGCGCACGATAGCCGCCCAGACGGGACACGAGGCAAAAGCGTGGCGCATTGCTGAAACACGCGCGTATAGCCGCATGGGCTTTCTACTTGACAATGCCCGCGAGGATAGCCTTGTGTTAGCTGTTACGGGTGACGCTGGCTGCGGTAAGACGGAGGCCATAAAGAACTACGCCGCCACGCACCGCCATGTTTACCACCTCTGCTGCTCCGAATATTGGAACCGCCGCACGTTCATGGGCAAGCTGCTGCAATGTATGGGTGTGGACTTCACGGGTAGCACGGTGTCGGATATGATGGACGACATCATCGACACGCTCAAACGCAAGGAAAACCCGCTTGTGGTGCTTGACGAAGCCGACAAACTTTCGGATCAGGTGCTTTATTTCTTTATCAGTCTTTACAACCAGCTGGAGGGACACTGCGGCATTATCCTTTGCGCCACCAATTTTCTGGAGAAGCGCATTAAAAAAGGGCTGCGCACCAAACGCAAGGGGTACGAGGAAATTTACAGCCGCATGGGGCGCAAGTTCGTGGAGTTGCAGGTGGTGAACAGCGAAGATATAGCCGCCATTTGCGTGGCAAACGGCATTACAGCCACGAACGCCATCAACCGCATAGTGGAGGACTGCGAATGTGATTTGCGCCGTGTAAAACGCGCTATTTGGGCTTTACAAAAGGAGGGTAAATAATAGCTATGGGACGGGCGATAAGCAATAAAAACGTGCTGACGGCAAAATTTGAGGTGGCCGACTTCGACGGGGCGTTTCTTGCCAGCTTCGGGCGGCCAGAACTGCGGGGCGCGTGGATAATCTACGGCGGCAGCGGTTGCGGTAAAACCACCTTTGTGATGCAGGTCTGCAAGTACCTTACCCGCTTTCGCCGCGTGGCATACAACAGTTTGGAACAGGGTTTAAGCCTGTCATTGCAAAAAGCATGGGAGCGCGTAGGCATGGAGGAAGTCGGCAACCGCATTATACTGCTGAATAAAGAGAGCCTGAAAGACTTGCGCGTCCGTCTTACAAAGAAGCAAAGCCCCGATGTGATAGTGGTCGATAGCGTGCAGTATTGGCACGGTCTGAAATGGAGTGACTTTACCAACCTGAAAGACGACTACCCCGACAAGCTGTTTATATTCGTCAGCCATGAAAGGGGCGGTCTGCCAGATGGAAAGTTGGCGCAGAAAATCCGCTATGACAGTGAGATAAAAATACGTGTGGAGGGTTATAAGGCATTCGTTACTACCCGTTACGAGGTTTCCGACCTCGGCGAGGGCGGCGCGGACTTCGTGATATGGGAGGCAGGCGCACAGGAGTATTGGATTGATAAAATGTAAAAGGATATGGCAGAAAACAAGACGATGGATAAAATCCACAGGGATATTTTGAAGAAGTTCCACACCCTTTGCAGCGTGTTGGGACTGACCGACGCCGAGAAACGCGCCATCGTGGAAAGTTACGGGGTTGAAAGCAGCCGCGACATGGACACCCACGATTTGATAAACGTGTGCGGCAAACTTTCGGCACAGGCGAACGAAAAGACGGGCGCAGGTGAAATGGACAAACTGCGCAAACGTGTAATGGCCGCCATTGGTGGCTACCTCAAAGCCACGGGCAAAGAAAGCAACACCACGGTGATTAAAGGCATTGCCTGCCGTGCCACGGGGCATACGGACTTTAACAAGATACCGCGTGAAAGGTTGCGCAATCTGGTGGCCGCGTTCAACAACAAAGTAAAAGACGCGCAGGCGGTGAATGATATAGCCGACGCCCTGCTCATGCAAACATTATTAGGTCATGGGAACGGAAGACAAGCAAATGCGTAAGGAACGCAACCTGCGTTACCAGATACGGAAGAAAGGCTACCAGTTCAACCGCGAGCAACGGGTGGCCGTACTTCCAGAGGACAGCAAGAACCGCAGCGCAGTACAAGAAAAACGTCTGCGGACATTGGGATATGATTTTCAATACAATATGTTTCAAACAATAACAAATGAACAAAGTCCATATATGTGAAACATGTGAATATTGTACACATTCACCTAATTTGTTTCAGCCATACTATTGGTGTTCATGGTATGGAAAAGAAATAAGAACACCAATTAACAAATGTGATAAAATAGTCCTCAAAGCAAGAAAATTATGAACATAATAAGAAGTGAGCAGGAAATTTGGGATTTGCTTAACCAATGTGCAAAGGTAGAAGAAACAGGTTCTTCCAATTATCCCAGTATGAGTTACGAACCAGGAATTAAAGCGGCGATTGAATGGATAATCGGAGATATTAAAGACCATCCCATAAATGACTAATAACAAGATAAGTATGAGTGTAAAAAGCGACATAATCAAAGTAACACCCTCTGAATTTATCGGGGCTGGTAACATGAAAGAAACCATTACCAGCAACGGCCATTCGTGCGGGTATTGCCACGGTAACGGCTTCTTTTGGGGTGAACAACAGCGGGAGCGTGTGAAAATAGACTGCCCTGTGTGTAACGGAAGCGGTAAACTCGATGCCGTGATAACAATCGAGTGGAAATCATCGAAACAGTAGTTTATGGAGCAATGGAAGATTGACGCAAAGTACGTCCGCGAGTGTGCAGTGTCCCTTTCAGAGTTCGCGCAGGCGTGTCGTGTTTTTGCCATGACAGCAAAGCAATTCAATGATATAGTAATAAAAATTAAACATGAGCAGTACAGTAATGAAAGACGTTCAGCGCGCCATCAGGGAGCGCACCGTCGAAATGGAAAGCGAGGAATACGCGGCATTCATGCAGGAACTTGCCGAATGGGCGCAAACGCAGGCCGACATGGCCGAATACGCCGATGATATTTACCAGCACTTTGACAATGATTAAACAGCATTTAATCCCTTTTTAATAACTTCAAAATCCGTTAATATGGAAAATGTAACAATGACCGCGGAAGAACGCCAAGAGTTCGAGGCGTACCGCGCAGAAAAGCAAAAGAAAGAAGCTGCGGCGCAGCGCAAGCAGCAGCGTGAGAACTACGCCTCAATGGTGGACGATGAACTGCGTACCACGCTGCCCGTCCTCCAAGAGTTGAGCGAACAAATCAAGACGGTTAAAAATACCGTTTTCGGCAACTTTGACGCCATTCTGAAAATGAAGTCGGAGGTGCTGGGACTTACGAAAGACGACCAGCGCAGCCACACGTTTACCACCAGCGACAGCAAACTGCGTCTTACCCTCGGTGTGAACACCATCGACGGCTACCGTGACACGGTGGAGGACGGCATCGCAATGGTCAAGGCATACATTGAAAGCCTTGCCAAAGACGAAACGAGCAAAGCCCTTGTAAATGCCGTGCTGCGTCTGCTTTCCCGTGACCAGAGCGGGAACATCAAGGCCAGCCGCGTGCTCCAGCTTCGTAAGATGGCCGAAGAAACGGGCAACGAGCGTTTTATCGAGGGTGTGCAAATCATCGAGGAAAGCTACCAGCCCACCGCGACAAAGAAATACATTCGTGCTGAATACAAAAACGAAAAGGGTGCTTGGGTGATTATTCCGCTCGGTATGACCGACGTGGAATAAAAGCCGCGCCAGCTCCATCTGCCAAACTTAACCAACAGCGAGCCAGCGCAAAGCCTTTGCAAAAGGACGCTTGCAAAGGTAGTAAAAATTAGCAGATGGAGAAACGAAAACACCACGAAAGTACCATAGAGCGTGTAAGGATGGTTCGCGCCATTACCGAGCAGCACTATGAAAGCGGCAATCAGGCGCGGTGTTACAAGGCCGTATGGCGGCAGCATATTTTCCCGAAGTTTAAAATCTGCTACCGTACCTACCTGAATTATTTGGGCATACCGACACCGCCGCCCGTGCAGCAGCCGCAGCAACTCACCTTATGGGATGCACTCAATGAAAGCCCCGCGACCTGAACGCGGGGCTTTCTCTTATCCTTTCCGCAACGTCGGGGCAATCCCCGTCACTTTCGCGGCTTTCGGCACTGCCGTGATGTCCTGCGCGCTGGTGGTGTACCGCTCGACGCTCTCCATCAGTTCCGCGTGGTCGTGGTTGGTCGCCGAGGTAGTCAGCTGGAAGCCTGAAAAGTTGTCCCCGCGCAATCCCTGCATGGCGGTGTTAATGCGTTCGATCAGGTCGAGGAACGCCAGCGCATCGGGCATTTTCGGGTCGGTGTGGCCGTGTGTTGCGATGGCTCGCGTTACGATGTGCAGGCGCACGGCTACGTCGCCGCGGCGTGCTCCGTTGTTCTGCTGCCGCCACCCTATCGGCTCGAACTCCACGAACACGGCAGGCAAAGGCCATACCGCGCCGCCGCTAAGCGTCTGGACGTTGTTGTTCCACAGGTCTATAAACTGAATATCTGGCACGCGCTCGGTAAGACGAGTGCAGATGGCCTGAAAAATCTGTTTTCTCATTTCCTTATGAATTTAGACAGTTGCATGTTGAAATCCGCGACGTTATCGGCAATGACGCCCTTTATTATTTCCTGCGTCCGTTTGCCGTCGCCCACAAACTGACGCTTCGGCATGGTAAATTTCCGCGTGTGCGCCCTTACAGTGTATTGCTTCCCTTTTCTGCTGGTTCGGGTATGCTGGCGCACAGGCTTTGTTCCCGTTCCGCCCTCGTTGTGTATAGCTGCGTATGGCACGGCGGACGTGAACCGCACGCCGTTGTCCCTTACTTCCGCTTTGACACTTCGGCGCATTGTCCCCGTAACCATCAGCAGCGACCCTTTCGCGTTGGGGTTGGCTCGGCGTTTCCATTTCTTTGTAAAAAACGCCTTTCGGTCGAAGTTCTTGTCGAACTCGTCGGCGAGTTCCACGCGCATATCGTCCAATATGTTTCTTTTAAGTTGTTCCCCGTCTATCATTTTGGGTGTTATTTTTATAGTTAAACAAAAAATAATTCGTACATTTGCCGATATGAAGAAAATTCCGCAAATAGTCAAGGATGCGGCGCGTGATTTGATTAAAATGTACGGCGACGCCATCGACTACCTCGGCAAGTACGAGGGGGCGGATGCTTATATGTACCACTTCCCAGACGACAGTAGTACGGGTTATCCGTTCGTCTATCTTGTAAAAGACGGCAAGGTGGATATTGTAACAGAAAGCCCAGCATTATACATTATCGGGTTATTTGTTGAAAATGTCGATGAACCCGACGTTGAATAACTTGTTGTCAATTCTCATTATCCCGCGGCACACATGATTTTTAGTCGCACCCTCGTTTGCCAGATATTCGAGGTTCTTCCATTCATAACCTGACCCCTCGGAATTGTCCGCCTGCGGTTCGATGTACCGCAATGCGCCATCGGCAAACCGTTGTAATATGGTAGCGTGTCCGCCGCCGCCTTTCCATCCGATTGACAATTCATACACGCCGACCTCCTTGCATACTTCATCAAAGAACTGCAAATACCGTTTGGGCGTTACTTTCTGGTAGCCTTTTGCCTCCAACCATCCGTTCAGGCTGGTATGTTGCGCAGGTGTCCCGTCTGGATTCTTCCACGCTTCCCAACATTGCATACCGCGGCTTAAATATTCCAATTTCGAGCCACGTGTGTTCGGCTTTGCGGTCACGTTAAAGCCCATCAGCCGCAACGCATAGGCAGGGGCGCACGTCTGGCAGTTTATGCCGTTAGGTTCATCCCTTTTTTTGTCGTATGCGGGATTAAGCCTGTAACGTGCGTGCTTATCCCGATACATTCCCGCCTCGTCAATCAGGAACTTTGGCACATAGGCCGGATTTGCGCTTTGTTTGTCGGCTTCTTCCATTGTCATAGGCTTTCCGACCATGATACCCAAAGCCTGCTCCAGTTCGTAATTGTTTGCCGCAATGGCATCTTTTTCCGTGTCTGTAAGGGTGTCAGGCAGCTGTTCCCGCAACGTTCCGATGCGTTTCTCCCTGATAGCTTCCTGCGTCACCTGTTCGATGACCTGCTTTGCCTCTGCGGGTGCTTTGAAATACGGGTGCTTTGGCGGAAACAGTTGCAGCGACTTTCCAGCGTTGTACCTGAAAATGGCCTTTTTTGCCCCCTCCGTGCAGTTCTGTCCGCGCTTCATGGCCAGTTCTGGGTCGGATGTGGGGTACTTGTTTTTGCGCACCTGCACAGCCGCACAGCGGCAGTTCCAGCCGTTCGGCGGCAGGAACATGTCCCAGAACGGGTCGGACGGCGGCAGCGTCGTGCCGTTCAATGCGGCGTGTTCCTCGCGCACCTTGTCGTCGCCCGCCGTGCGGTACTGCAAGTTGTAGCGGTCTCCGTCCTGCTCGAAGTCGTGCCATTTTGCCGCCATCTGCGCCGCCCCGACGGCATGGTTGTATTCCGCGTACAGGTAGTTGTGGTTGTACTGCGCGTTAATCTGCCTTACGTCCGTCAGGAAGTCATTAAACGGCTTGATGTCGCCCTTTTCCGTGAGCATGGACAGCCCCACTTCACGCAGCGCGTGGAACGTCTTAAATCCCGAAAACACAAAAGCGTTGTTTTCGAGGGCGTAACGTATGGTGTCGGGCACTTCATGGGGCAGCGCACTGCCTACGGCCGTATCGAGCACACGCAGCGTCTCGTCAATGAGAGCCTGCGCCTGCGGTTCTGTCAGGCATGAAACATCAAATCCTCCGTTCTGGTACACTGTCTTTGCCGCTTCGTCAAACAGGTTGTCGTCGAAATCGAACGGACTGTCGCCGTCAGCCAGCGTGAGCAGTTCACGCCCATAGAGCGAGCGCAAAGCCGTATTGAACGACTTGTAACTGTTGCGCAGCCCCACCGAGACCGTGGGGCTTACCCGAAAAAAGCATCAGGCTGTGTTTTTGCTTGGCGCACGCCCGTTATGGGGATGTTGTAGTTATCGACGAAATACTGCGGGTCAATCTCGTAGTATTCCAGCAGCAGGCGTTCCTCCTCGCGCCGTTCGGCGGGGCTGAACGATGCCGCGTCGTCCCATTGGAACGTCAGCCCCTCGACGGGGAAACCGTGCCGCGCCATGAGTGGCAGCAGCTTGTCGTTTACTACATTTGCCACCATCTTCGCGTCGGCCTTTACCACGTCCTCGAAAATTTCGAGGTGCGTTTCCGACTGTGACAGAGACGAACCGCTGTCGATGGTCATTGTCTGCATCAGCGTGCCTTTGGACAGTTCACTGTTGCACCTGTCCACGCGCTTGTCATAGACGTTGTAAGCGTCCCCGCGGCTGCTTTCCTTAATTTCGATGTCCGTGCCCTCTGGGAACAACGCCCAGAATGCCGCTCCCATCTTGTCAAGCGACCCCTCGATGCGTCGGCGTTCCGCTTCGTCGGTGGTGTTGGTTCGTGCCACACGCATGGGCGCGCCGAATATCTCGCCGAACATGTCCCAGAACGCCAGCATGTTTTTCTTGCTTATGCAGGAGGGCGCGCATTTGAGGAGCAGCCCCAAATCTTTGGGCTTTCCCACCTCCACGCACCACAGGGACAAATCCCCGTCGCGGTATGGAATGCCCGTGCGCCAGTCGGCAGCAGGTTCAGACGTAATGACCCCGTATTCGGGGCATACATGCTTGCGCGGTACAATTTCCACGCCCTCGAAGCGCATCCCGTTCTCGTCCGACACGATGTCGCCCAGCTGTATGAGGCTGTGCCCCCAAAAACGGCTGTCCAGCGCGAGGTCGCAGAAATCGTTGAACCATTCCCTTTGCAGCAGTTTGGTGGCGTCGGCCTTTTCCTTTCCGTCCTTTCCCACCAGTCGGAAATCCTTTTGCAGCGTCTTTCCTTTCCGCTGTCCGATACATCCCGTCAGGTGAAGATCCACGAGGCAGTCGGTATAGATGTCGTACAGCCGCGCGCGGTTCGGCGTGTCTATGCTTATGGCGGCCTGCCATGCCTGCCGCCATGTCGCAATGTCTTTCTTTGTCAGGCTGTCGGTCTGCTGCATCAGCTGCGCGGTCAGTTTAAGCCCCTGTTTGCTTTTGGCAAACCGTATCAGCCTGTCCATGTCCGCCTCGGTGTATGTGCGCCGCGTGAAAGCCTGTTTAATGCTACTGATTAAGTCCATTTAATTAGTGATTAAATACCGTTTAATAATCGTATCTGTTCGGGGGCATAGAGCCGTAACGGACGGGGTTGTGTGCGTCCGTTTCCCCGTCCGTGCCTGTATATGTCGGCAGGTCTGGCGACGCTTTGGAGTTCTGGACGTCGCGCAGCCATTTCACCGAATCGTTGTACAGGCATTCACGCCTTTCGTGTCCCATGTTCTGCGGCAGTCGGTGAATCATCAGCCAAAGGGTGATGTTCACCATGCACTGCACCAGCATGGCGTTGCGCTGCTCACCCTCGGCGGCAAATGCCTGCTGCATGTCGTAACGGTGTCGGGTGTAGCTGCAAATCTGCTCCATTGCCGCCCGTTCCGCCGTGAGGCGGTCGGCCTCGGCGGCGCATACCTGCTCGAACTCGAAACTGTCGCACACGCTCTGGTAGTCTTCAATCGTCAGGAACATGGCGTCTGCTTTTTTGAGTTATCGGGAATGGCGACATACAGCGCGCATTTTTCGGCTTTCTCGGCCGTGAACCCCTTTGCGAAACGGTGTTGCCGTATCAGCTTTTTAATGCCCTGCATGGAAACCACGACGGGCTTTCCGCCGAATACGACCACCAGAAACTTTTTCCCGTACAGTGCGGCGTCGCTGGCCGCTTTTTTCTTGGCGCGTTTCAGCCGCCATTCAAACACAAGTGCTTTGAAATACTTTCTTACCATGATACATTTTTTGCATTGTTCCGCCTGCCGAACGACGGAGTGAAACTACTGATCCGTGAGTGCTTTTGAAGCAGTGATATTGCGCCCTCGTCGGCGTCGGGCGCGTCGTCGTGCCCCCGCATCCCTTTCTGGAACGCGAGGGTCTGTTCCAGTCCCGCGAGCATGTCGGGGTCTTGTTTCTGGCTTTCGTCATAATAGACAAAGCCGCGTTCCCAGTTTGCCGCGCTGCTTTCGATACGCAGGAACTTGTCGGGCTTCTTGCGCTTGTCTCCCAGAATGGGCAGCTGGTAGCCGCGCAAATCCCCCTCCGTCTTGAAATCTTTCAGAATTTCCTCCTGCATGAAATTGGCCTCCATGTAGAACTTTATCGCGATACCTGTTTCCTGTGCCCACTCGAACAGGTCATAACACCACCGCACCATTTCGGGAATGGTGGCCTGTCTGACGAACGCGCGCAGCTGCCACAGCTGCGTTTTGCGTTTTCCCCACAGTTTTGCCGCCTTGTAGTCGTTCTTTACGCTGCTTTTCCACGCGGGGTCGATGTACAGGATAAGTTCTTCAAATTCTTTCCATTTGGGACGTGTCGCCCATTTAATCCAGCCCTGACGGAATACCGCACCTTCGGTGATGGGGTTGTTCATGTACTCTTTTTGAAATGAGCGATACCCCTGAAACCTTTCGATGGCTTTCACTTCTTCGGGCGTCCATTTGGCCGCCCATGACACGTTACCGTCCTTATCCCAGATATTCACCTGCGAGACGTGCACCCCGTCGATGGCGCAGAAGTTGGCCAGCACGCTGTTCTTTGAAATGAGGTTGCCCACCATGATGAAGCGTCCGCGTCCGCCGTCCAGCGCGCCGAACAGAGCCTCTTTCACCCAATTTGTAAGACGGGTGACACGTGCGGGGCTTTCGCACAGTTCGTCGTCGTCGAGGTCGTCAATGACGATGTAGTCGGGCCGGTGGCTTCTGTAACGCAGACCACGCGGCGACTGCCCGCGACCACGCGCGAAGAATGCCGTGCCGTCCTTTGTCACGAACTCGCCCTCCTCCCATGAACCGTTGTTGTACTGCTGCCCGAAATCGTGGATATACCGCTGGTTGAACTGCAATTCCGCCTGTATGTCGGCCAGCAGGGTGTTCGCGTTGTCCTCGCTTTTGCCCACCAGCACCATGACGTTAAGCTGGCGCGTTTCCTGACATTTCAGCCACAGGGGTATGAAAATATCCAGATGGGTGGATTTTGCCGCGCCGCGATGCCATTTGAACGCCGCTTTCAGGTTACGTTCTTTCAGCACCTTGTTCGCCGCCTTGATATGGAACGGCGCGCAAGGTGTCTGTTTTCCCGTTTCGGGGTTTACGGTGTAGTGCGGGAAATAATAATCCACGAAAGCGGCATAGTCGGAACGCACGCGCCTGATACGCGCTATTTTCTCCCTTGCCGTTTCCGCGGTATTCACCACGGTGGCCTGCTGTACTGTCTCGCAGTGTTTCTGCCACCTTTCGACCGCTTCCCTTAATTCCGCTTTCGAGGCCATAGGCTACTGATTAAATTTGTTCTGCAACAGTTCATTGATGTACAGGTCATGATACTTGTTGATGGTTTTGAGCAGTTCGGGCGTAATTTCGTCGTCGAACGACATGCGGAACTGCATCCACTTGCTGAACGCCATGAATACCTCTATCACGTCCACGATGGACGCCTTTTTGTCGAGGCGTTCGATGGTCGTTGAAAGTTTCGCCAGCTTGTCGCCCAGCCCCGCCATTGCTTCGGGGTCTTCGCTTTCGTTTACCTGCTCGATGAGTCTGTCTATGGTGTGCAGCAGTTTGTTCACCAGTTCGGGGCGTGTGATGTTGGACGCCGCGCGTTGTTCCTGCCAGCCGTTTTCGGCCACCCATTTGTTAATCGTCACGGCCGATACCCCGACCTTTTCCGCGATAACCTTTTGTGTCTCCCCCTGCATGAAAAGCAGGCGTGCATACTCTCTTTTGTCTTCGAGTTCCTTTTTCGTTGCCATTCATAATTAAGTGTTAAACATTCCCCTTATCGGGGCTTTTGCTTTTGCAAAAGTGGCACTATCGGGCGACTGCAAGAAAAAGATATGCAAAGTTTTACACTCTTTTTGCCCGTGCATGGGAAAAGATGAAAATTTGCATCATCAGACATCGCGGGGTAGAGCAGACGGCCAGCTCGTGAGGTTCATTCCCTCAAGGTCGCGGGTTCGAGTCCCGCCCCCGCTACAATGGTATTTTTAAGGTAAGACGATTGTTTCAGTTGCGGGCGGCGGTGATGTGATGAACGACGCAGGCCGCCCGCTTTTTAAGACAGACAAATGGCAAAAGAAGTAATCATAAGCACCAGCGGCCTGAACTGCTACGGCGGCCGCGTGCTGACGTCGGGCATCGACCTGACACAGTTTCAGAAAAACCCGCTGCTGTTGTGGATGCACCGCCGCAGCTTCGACCGCGACGCCATGCCCATCGGGCGCATCGACAACCTGCGCACGGACGGTGACCGCCTTATCGGCACGCCCGTTTTCGACCAGAACGACGAGTTCGCCAAAAAGATAGAAAGCAAGTGGGAGAACGGTTTTCTGCGCATGGCCTCTGCGGGTATCGAAATCATCGAGACCAGCGACGCGCCCGAACATCTGCTGCAAGGCCAGACGCGGCGCACCATCACCCGTTGCCGTCTGGAAGAGGTCAGCATCGTGGACATGGGCGGCAATGACGAAGCCCTGCAACTGTATGACCGCAGCGGCAAAGTGCTGAAACTTGCCGCGGGCGAGGACAACGACGCGCTGCCCCTGCTTGCACCCGAAAAGAAAGACGACCCGTCGGGAACTGCCCCCGACGGTAAGGATAATAATCAAACCAATAAATCAACTCAAAGCATGAACAAAGAAATTTTGCAGTTGCTCGGCCTGTCGGAAACGGCCACCGAGCAGGAGGCAGTGGGCGCGCTCCGCCTGCTGAAAGAAAAAGCCGACAAGGTGGAAACGCTCCAGCTTGCCAGTATTACGGCCGTTGTGGACGGTGCAATCGCCGAGAAGCGCATCACGGCCGACAAAAAGGAGCATTTCGTGAACATCGGCAAGGCCGCGGGCATCGACAGCCTGCGCACGACCCTTTCGCTTATGCAGCCCGTCAGGAAGCCCACGGAGGTAATCCGCCAGACTGACGCGCCGCGTGACGACGAGCCGAAGACCTACGCCAAACTGTCGGACGTCCCCGCAGACCAGTTGGAGAAACTGCGCGAGGAACGGCCGCAGGATTACGAACGCCTGTACAAAGCCGAGTACGGGCATGACATCCCCAAGAAATAACCAATTAACAACCAAAAAGCAATGAAACTTTTCAAGTATCTGTTTACGGCCGTTCTGGCCTTGATTGCATCCGTCGCCCTGAACAGTGCGGCGGGTGCGACGCTCGCCTGTGTGGCGGGCTTTTCCCCCGCCGCTGGTGCGGTGGCGGGTAACGTGGCGGGCTTGCTTGCAAGTGCCGTCCTGCCGCAGGGGTGTGCCTGCGCCACCGTGTTTACCGAAATCTGGACTGGTGAAATGATTAAGGCGTTCCGCACGGCCGCCGAAAGTCTCGGATGGTATGACCGCATCAAGAGTTACGACCAGTACGTCGATAATGACGTTATCCACTTCACCGAACTGGGCGGCGACCCCGATGTGCTGGTGAACAACACCACCTATCCGCTGAACATTCAGGAACTCAAAGACGCGGACAAACCCATTTCGCTGGACTACTTCGACACTACGGCCACGCCTGTAACCGACGACGAACTGCACGCTTGCAGCTATGACAAGATGGCGAGCGTTCAGGAACGCCACCGCGAGGCACTGAAAGAGAAGTGCATGCAGAAAGCCATCCATGCCATCGCGCCCGCCGACAATAAGACGACTTCGCCCGTGCTGGTGACTACGGGAGCCTCCGACGGCACGCGCAAGAAGTTCACCACGGCCGACCTGCTCGCGCTGAAACGCAAGTTTGACGGTATGGGAATACCGAAGAAAGACCGTGTGCTGGTGATGTGCAGCGACCACGTGAACGACCTGCTGGAAACCGACCAGAAGTTCAAAGACCACTACAACATCAACCAGACCGAGGGCAAAATTTGCCGCCTGTACGGTTTCGACATCTACGAGTATGACGGCACGCCGTACTACAACGCCACCACGAAGAAAAAACTCGCATGGGGCGCGGCTACCGCCGACACCGACATGCAGGCGTCCGTGGCATTCTATGTCGGCCGCATGATGAAAGCCAACGGTTCGGTACAGTTCTACCACAGCGAGGCATCGAAAGACCCGCTTTATCACCGCAACCTCGTGAATTTCCGCAAATGGGGCATCTGCCTGCCGCTTTCCGACAAGAACTGCACGGCGGCCGTCATCAGCGCGAAGTCCGAGGCTTAACCCGACGTGAACAATGGCCAAACTTCAATATCTGGTTATCCATTGCACGGCCACCCCCGAGGGGCGCGAAGTGAGTGCGGCCGACATCCGTCGGTGGCACACTTCGCCCGCCCCTGCGGGTCGCGGCTGGAAACAGGTAGGCTATACCGACCTGTTCCACCTCGACGGCCGTGTGGAGCGTCTGGTGGCGAACAATGAGGACGCGAATGTCGATCCGTGGGAAATTACCAACGGCGCGGCGGGCTACAACAGCATAAGCCGCCATATCGTTTACGCGGGCGGCTGCGATGCAAGTATGAAGCCGAAAGACACCCGCACGGCGGCGCAGAAAGAGGCGTTGAGGAAATACGTGCTTGACTTCCACACGCGCCACCCCTCCGTCAAAATCGTGGGGCACAACCAGCTTGCGGCGAAAGCCTGCCCGTCGTTCGATGTGGCGGCGTGGCTTCTGGAAATAGGTATCAAACAGTAATACAATGAGCGCAGAACTTACAACCATAATTGTGTCGTCTATTGTGGCGGCCGTGTCCGCCCCGCTGGGCGCGTGGGTGAACAGCAGGGTGCTGCGGCAGAAATACCAGCTTGAACTCGACAAACTGCGTGCTGAAATGAAACAGACGCTTACAAACGTCGAGAACAGCGAGCTGGAGAATGTGCGCAAAGCGAGCGACATACTTATGGAAAATATAGTGAAGCCGCTCGAAAAAGAAATCAAATCATTACGCAAGGATGTGGACAAATTCCGAAAAGCCGTCGAGAAAATACCGTCATGCCCTATGGCTGGCGACTGCCCTGTTTCTCGTGAGTTGCTCGCCGCAGAAGCGGCTGATGCGCGCCGAGGTGCAGACGCAGATAAATGAGAGCGTAAAGGCGCATTTTGACAGCCTTGTGCGCGCACAGGTTGCCATGATGCTGGAACGCCTGACCGTCAGCGAGGGTGAAACGGTCACGGACTTGGTGGTGTACGACACCGACAAGCCTGCTGCCGACAGCACAGGGCTGCCATCTGTGAAAGCGGTGCTGCACAAGGAACATCGGCAGAAACAGCAGAGCCGCGAGACGGCACAGGCTGAAATTCAGACGGAGGCGCAGGTAACGGCCGATACGGCCGAGGACAGCACACGGCAGTCCGACAGCGTCCAGACCTCCGAACAGAAACCGAGTGCAGGTACAGGCATCCTGCGGCTTGGTACGGGCATGTTCCTGCTGGCGGTGTCCGTCTTTGCAATCTGGATATTTTACAAACGAATTAAACGCTAAAATTATGGCAACGAACAAGAACAAGGAAAAAGAAGCGGCCGCCGCACAGGCAGCCCCGACCCCCGAAACACAGACGGCACAGGCCGCCCCCGCGCCCGTCACCGAAGCCCCCGCCGAGGAAAAGACCGCCGCGGTGGTGCCCGCGCCTGAAACTGAAAAGGCCGACAAAAAGGCTGCGGCGGCCAAAGAGGAAAAGAAGCCGAAACCCGCGACCAGTGTTCTGGAAAAGGCAGGCAAGGCCGCCATTGCGCGGCACGGCTTCAAGGAAGTATTCGTAACGTCCGACGGTCAGGCGTTCCCGTTGCGCTCGGACGCGCAGCACCACGCCGCCGATCTGACAAGTAAGGAAATCATCAAAGTGACGGAGTAATGAACAGCTTAAAGATAGAAAGACAAAACGGCAATGTGCCCAAAAGCGTGGCGGGTGAAGACCATGTGTCTGGCTTCATCGCCTATCTGGCTGACGCGGAAATCCCCGACGGCTTCAAGACGGCGCATGTGCAGGCCGTTTCGACCATCGACGCGGCGGAGGCGTTGGGCATCACCGACAAGGCCGACAGTTGGTCGGTGAAAGTGCTGCACTACCAGCTTTCGGAGATTTTCCGCGTCAATCCGAGCATATCGCTTTACGTGGGTATCTTCACGAAACCGAACAGCTACAAGTTTACCGAAATCAAGACGGTGCAGAACTTCGCCAGCGGCCGCATCCGCCAAATGGCCATCTGGTGCGGCGACAAGGCTTTCAGCGCGGACGACGTCACCGCCATTCAGGGCGTTGCCGACGCGCTCGACATCGAGAACGCGCCGCTTTCCGTGCTGTATGCCCCGAAAGTGGCTGCCGTGGGTAACATGCCCGCGGACGTGGCAGGTGCGAACCAGTGCCGCGTCAGCGTCGTAATCGCGCAGGCAGGCAGTGGAACGGGCGCGGAACTCTATGCGGCCGAGGCCAACAAGACGGCCAAAAACACCGTGTCGGCCATCGGCGTGGTGCTGGGGCTTCTCTCTTCGGCCGCCGTACATCAGTCCATCGGCTGGGTCAAGAATTTCCCCACGGGCGTGAATGTACCCGCCTTTGGTGACGGCACGCTTTATCGCGACCTTGACAAAGCACTTGTCGAGCAGCTGGACGGCGGGCGTTACCTGTTCTTCGTCACCCATGTGGGACAGGCGGGCAGCTACGTGAACGACAGCCACACGATGGACAGTGCCATCAGCGACTACGCCATGATAGAAAGCGTCCGCACGATGGACAAGGCCGTGCGCGGTGTGCGCACCTACCTTATCCCCGAATTGGGCGGCAACATCTACATCGACGCGGAGACGGGCAAGATGCAGGCGTACAGCGTCAGCCATCTGGAAACGACGGCCAACAAAGCCCTCGAAGACATGGAAAAGGCGGGCGAACTGTCGGGCTACAAGGTGGAAATCGACCCCGATCAGGACGTGTTAAGCACCAGCGAGGTGGAAATCGTTATCCGACAGGTGGCCGTGGGCGTCATGCGTAAAATCAAAGTAAAAATCGGATTTGCTAAAACTGTATAACAATGGCAAGTGTAATCAACAATGGCATCCCCCTTATCAACGGAATGCTTTGCTCGTGGGCTGACATCGTGGCAGCCATCAGCGGCGTACCTGTTACAGGTATCGTCGGCATAGAGTACGCCGACAATCAGGACGTGGTAAACAAGTACGGCGCAGGCCGCCACCCCGTCGGCCGAGCAAAGGGACGCATCACCCCGACGGCAAAAATCATCCTGTATCAGGAGGAAGTGCAGGCTATCCAGTCGCAAGCCCCTAACGGACGTATTCAAGACCTTGCGCCCTTTGACATCACTGTCACCTATCTGCCCGACAGCGGTATCATTCATACGGACAAAATCCGCAACGTGCAGTTTTCGGGTAACAGCCGCAAGTGGAAAGAGGGCGACACGGGGCAGGAAGTGGAACTTGAACTTGTGCCGTCGCATATCGAATGGGGGCAGTAGTAACCAATCATTAAACAGTATAGGAACATGGAAAATAACGAAACGAAACAGCCGCAGGGAAAGACCTATGACGGCGGTGTGACCGAGGAACAAATCAACAAGTGGAAAGCCGTACACAAACGCGTTATCCGCATAGACGTGACGGACGGAGAAGACCTGCATGTGGCCTATTTCAAACGCCCGTCGCTGGAAACCATGTCGGCCGTTACAAAGGTCGGCAAGAACGACGAGGTGAAAAGTGCCTCCGTGCTTTATGACAACTGTTTTCTGGGCGGTGACACGGAAATGCGCGAGGATGCGCTGCTGTTCATGGCTGCGACTACGCAGCTGGGCAAGATGTTCAACTCGTGCCTCGGCAGCCTAAAAAACTTGTAGAGGCGCACCAGCTTTCTGATGATGACGATAAGGACGGTTTTCAAAAGGGGTGTGCCTTAATCCGCGCGAACCTCGGCCTTGACCCGACGGTCGGCAGTTATGAAGAATGGGCGGCGCATTACGCCGAGGCGTTATGGCTGGAGAAGTTCCGAAACAGGAACCTTGCAGAAATGCTATCGGGAATGTTTGGGGGCAATGCCAGCCCTTGACGCCCGCCTGAAATCTTTGAACGCGGCACGGGCGAAAGCACCGAGCAGATAAAATGGCATGATAACGATACCTATGCAGATAGGCAGCATTACGAACCATTTACCGGTAAAAATCAAGATGCTTTCCATATTCAAAACAGTGTAAAAGTAACACGTTGCTAAAATAGTAAAAACAACCCGATTATGCAAAATTTCGACTACCAATTTAATGTCGGCGGCAATTTTACCGCCACGATGGAGGGAATGGCCGAGAGTACAGGCCGTTTCAATGCCGCCGTGGAGGGTACGCACAGCTGGCTCGGCAAATTGGGTCAGACGCTTGCAGTCTGGGATTTGGCAAGTAACTATGTAAGCAAGTTCAACGATACGTTGGGCAGCCTTTCGTCTTCGGGCATATCGCTTGACAGCCAGATGCACGATTTGAGTGCCGTCGCGGGTGTCGTGGGTGACGGTCTGAAACAGATTGAGGGCTACGCCCGCAGCAGTGCAAAGGCTTTCGGTATCGACGCGTCGCAGGCCGTCGAGGGTTACAAGCTGCTGCTTTCGCAGCTGTCACCCGAACTCGGCAAATACCCCGAGGCTTTGCAGGCGATGGGCAACTGTATCGCCACCACCAGCAAACTGATGGGTGGTGACGGTGTGGCGGCGGCCGAGGTTCTGACCACCGCTATGAACCAGTACGGCATCAGCCTTGACGACCCGATGAAAGCCAGCGCGGAAATGGCGCGCATGATGAACGTCATGGCCGCGGCGGGTCAGGCGGGTTCCGCGGAACTCCCCGCCATCAAAGTGGCGTTGCAGCAGTGCGGTATGGCCGCGAAAGCCGCCAACGTCAGCTTTGAGGAAACGAACGCCGCTATTCAGGTGCTCGACAAGGCGGGCAAAAAAGGTTCGGAGGGCGGTGTTGCCCTGCGCAACGTGCTTTCCACCCTTGCCGCAGGCCGTTTCCTGCCCGAAAAGACGCAGGAGGAACTGCAAAAGGCAGGCATCAATGTGTCCTCACTGACAGATAAGACGAAGCCGCTGAAAGAACGTCTGGAAACGCTCAAACCGCTGCTGAAAGACGACGCGCTGCTGTCCGCCCTGTTCGGCCGTGAGAACGCGAATGCCGCCCTTGCCCTGATTAACGGTACTGAAAGTTTGCAGAACTTCACCGACGCCGTTACAGGCACGGCTTCGGCGGAAGAACAGGCGGCCATCATCATGGACAGCTACGCCGAACGTCAGGCACGTATAAACCAGCAGTTCGAGGACTTCAAGATAACCGTCTTTCAGGCCACGGGCGACCTCGGCATCTGGCTTTCCACCCTAATGGGCGCGCTCGTTCCGCTTTCGCAGCTTATGCCGCTGCTTATCGGCATGGGCAACCTTATGGCATGGATAAAGGGCTTGCAGTGGGCAGCCATGTGGTCGCGCGTTCAGGGCTTCATCTATGCCGCCCGTCTGCAAATGGCGTTCATGAACCGAGAGCTTATTACGGGGCAGTTCGCCTCCAACGGCTTTTTTGTCAATATCACCCGCGCGACGCTGGCGGTGCTTCGGTTTGCCACAGTGGGGATATTCCAAGCCCTCAAAGGTCTGGGCGCATTGGTTCTGTCGTTTGTCACGGGCGGGACAGCCTCGGCCACTTTCGCGGGTGTCGCTTCCGCTTCCTTTGGTGCTTTCAAGCTGGCTGCCACTGCCGCCTGCCGTGCGGTCAGCGTGGCCATCATGAGCATCCCGATTATCGGGTGGATAGCCGCGGCAATCGCGGGGCTTATCGCGCTGGGTGTCTATTTTTGGAATACTTCGGCGAAGTTCCGCGCCACCCTGAAAGGTCTGGGTGCGTCCTTTGTCGCCGTATTTAAGGGCATCTGGGATTTGGCTAAAAACGTCTTCGGCAGCATCGGCGACCTGATAAAGGCCGCTTTCTCCCTTGACGGTCAGGGCATCAAAGACGCCATAAACAGGCTTAAAGGCGGTTTTTCGGAGTTCGGCACGAACGTCGGCAAGGCGTTCAATGATGCCTACAACGCTGAAATGGCCGCCAGCAAGAAAGCGGAGGAGGCCAAAAAGAAAGGCAAGCCCGACCCGAACGCCGCGGGCGGTGAAGTCCCCACGGTGGACGTGCCGACCGTCACGCCGCCCGACCCGACAGGCGGCAGCCTCGGAACTGTCGGCGGCAAAAGCGACGGCGGCGGTAAAATCAGGAATATAACGGTCAATGTGGACAAGCTGGTGGAGCGTTTCGAGATACACACCACCAACCTGTCCGAGGACTTGGGAAAGGTCAAGGATATGGTGGGCGAAGCCTTGCTGTCCGCCCTTAACGACGTAAATCTGGCAATGTAGTATGACACCGATAAGTTTCATGTTCATAGCCGCAGGCGCGGCCACACAGGCGAAAGGGCTGCTGTACAGGATGCAGCCCTCGCGCACGGGTCAAGCCCCGAACTGGGACGGCCACGGCGGCGGTATCACCCCGCACGAGGTCAGCAGCCCGATAACCGATAAAAGCTATTGGGAGGGGCGTTATGTGCTTTGCGAACTGACGCTGCGCAAGCAGGACGGCCAGACGCTTGTAATCAATGACGCCGTGTGCGCCATCAGCCGCGCGAAAAACATAGTCACCACGCAGATGGTCGGCATGGACGGCACGGTGAAAGAATACATCAACGAGGGCGACTACCAGATAAACATCGTTGTCGGTGTGGCCGCCGTCCGTAACGGTGTCATCGTGGACGAATATCCCGAAGACGGGCTGCGCGAGCTCCGCGCCTTTTTCGACGAAAAGGCGGCCATCGACGTGCACAGCGTCTTTCTGGAGATATTCGACATCGGCAGTATCGTGATAAAGAACTTTTCCGTATCGCAGGACACGGCCAGCAATTACCAGAGCGTGAGTATTTCGGCTATGAGCGACGGAGATTATAACGTGTACAGCACGGAGTATTAAACAGTAATTAAACGGCATTCAAACGATGTACAGGCTGACGGCGAAAATAGAAATCACGGGCGCGAAGTCTTGGCGGCTTGAAAAGGTTACGGAGGTGGAAATCACCCGCGACACCGAAAAGCTGACGGACGAATGCCGCCTGACGCTGCCTAAAAAAATCAAGTGGGACGGCGCGGCCGAGATACCCGTCCAGCGCGGCGACGGGGTGAAAGTGTGGCTGGGCTACGACGGTGATTTGCAGCTTGCCTTTGTGGGTTACGTGCGTGACGTGGGGTTTAAGACGCCCGTCGTCATTACCTGCGAGGACGAAATGTTCAAGTTGAAGCAGATTGAGGCGCAGAAGAAAGCCTACAAGAGCGTGAACCTTGAAACACTGCTGAAAGAACAAGGCCTGAACTACCCGCTGCGCGTGATGGGTGAACAGAACCTCGGACAGTACCGTGTCACGGCGGACACCGTGGCGTCGCTTCTCGGCCACTTGCAGGAAAACGGCGTCCGCTCGTTCTTCCGCTACGAGGACGGCAGCCCCGTGCTTTATTGCGGTGTTCTGTTTGAGAGGGACAGCCGCCCGTCGCAGGTCTTCGCCACGGGGGTGAACATCATCGACGACCAGAGCCTCGAACAGCAAAAGGCCGAAAACATGCGTCTGCGCATCAAGGCGGTCAGCCTTATGCCGAACAATAAAAAAATCAGGGTTGAAGTGGGCGACGCCGACGGCGAACACCGCACGCTCCATACCTACAACAAGCCGGAAGCCGAACTCAAAGCGTGGGCGCAGCAGGAAATCAAACGTCTTAAACGGGACGGCCTCACGGGCAGTTTCAAGACATTCGGTTACAGGCTGGCGGACAAGCTGGACGCCATCGGCATCAAGATAGATGGTGAGAAAAAAGGCGTCTATCAGGTAAAGAAAAATATAATCAAATACGGCACGGGCGGCTTCCGTCAGGAAATCACGCTCGGCCAGCGTGTAGGAGAATGAACAATATAAAAGAAACCATCAGACAGTTGGCACAGGGCGGCCGCCAGAGCGTAAGCCTTGTTTGTACAGTGGACGCCGTGGACAAGACGGCGCGCACGGTGGACTGCACGCCGTTGGACGAAAGCGCGCCGCTTCTGGGCGTGAACCTGCAAGCCAATCAGGAAAGCACGTTCGGCGTGGTGGCATTTCCGAAAGTGGGCAGTTACGTGGTGGTGGGCTTTGTGGCCGACGGTGCTGCGGGTGTTGTGCTGCTTACCGACGAAGTGGAAAGCGTCGAGGTGGTAATCAGCGGCGACACCGCCCGAATTTCGGCCGACAAGGACGGCGTGCGCTTGCTGATGGGCGACGATACCAGCGCGGAACTGACGAAAGAGGGCATAACGCTGAACGGTGGCTGCTTTGGCGGCACGGTCAAGGTCGAACAGCTGACCGAACGTATCAACGCCATAGAGCGGGACATCAACGACCTGAAAAGCGTGTTTTCTGGGTGGGTGGCCGTCCCGCAGGACGGCGGTGCGGCTTTGTTCCCCCGCGATGCCGCATGGAGCGCGACCCCGCTTGAACTGACGCAGCGGGGTGATTATGAAAACGAAAAAGTGAAACACGGATGAACGGCATACTGATAGACGCGGAAAGTGGCGACCTGCTGATAGAGCGCGGCAGTGTCGTAATCGGTGACACCGACAGCCAGATTGCCGAGGGTGTCCTTGTGGCCATGCGCGGCGAGTGGAAAGAATGGCCGCTTATCGGCGGCGAAGTAAAAAAAATGCTTGGCGGCAAGGTGGACGTCATGTGGCGGGGTCAGGTCAAAAAGATGCTGGAGGCCTGCGGGCTTGACGTCCAGAAAGTCAGCATAACGGAAGACAACATTATAACAGTGGAGTGATGGAGGTAAAAGTAAAGGACAGGCAGAGCCTGCTTGACATGGCCGTCCAGACGGCTGGCAGCATGGAGGCTGCTTTCGGCCTTGCAGCTGCCAACGGTGTGAGCCTTACGGACACCCTTACGGACGGGCAGGTACTTGACACGGTAGCTGCCGAGAATGCGGACACGGTACGCCGTTATAGCGTTCAGGGCATCCAGCCCGCCACGGCATTGAGCGAGGAAGAAATGGCCGCGCTCGCGCAGGAGGGCATCAACTTCATGGGTATTGAAATAGATTTTGTGGTAAGTTAAAAATAAGACAATGGCACGTACAATCGCAGAAATCAAAGACAGCATGACGGCCGACCTTATGCGCAATCCCGATGTGGCGCGCGCCTACGGGTTTGAAACGGGCGCGGCCTTTTCCTCGCATTTCAGCAAGGTAAGCGTTGAAAGCCTGCTTTTTTATATCGTTGCCTGCGCGATCTGGGTTCTTGAAAACCTGTTCGACCAGCACAGGCACGATGTCGAGCAGCGCATCGAGGCCATCATCCCGCACCGTCCGAAATGGTACAGGGACAAGGTGCTGGGCTTCATGAAAGATAAGACCCTCGTTCCCGACACGGATCACTACGACACGTCAGGCATGAACGACGGCGACATCGAGGCTGCGCGTGTGGTGAAATATGCCGCGGCCAGCGAGAACGCGGACGCTTCCATCCTTACCATCAAGGTGGCGGGGGAAACTGGCGGTGTTCGGCAGCCTCTTGACGCCGATACCGAAATCCAGCTTCTTGCCTATATCGGTGAAATCAAAGACGCGGGCGTCCGCGTGAACCTCGTGAACCAGACCGCCGACGTGTTCCACTGCGAGGTCGATGTGTACTATGACGCCATGCTGCTGCCTGAAACCGTCGAGACGCAGTGCAGGGAAACGATACGGAACTATATCGAAAACCTGCCTTTCAACGGTGAGTACAGCAACATGGCACTTGTGGACGAACTCCAGAAAATCGAGGGCGTGCGCATCGTTGAGATGAGCGGTGCGACCACGGAGGTGGACGGTGAAAGTACCCCTACCGACATAGACGCCCGTTTTACCCCTGCGGCGGGCTATTTTTCCGCGGGCAACATAATAGTCAATATGAAATCTTACAAATGAGTGTGTACGATGTCAAAATAAAACGTCTTGCGCTCCTGTTGCTTCCCACAGCCCTGCGCAAGCCCCTTGTGGCGGCTTTCATGCAAAGCGCGGTACAGGGTTGCAGCGTGCTGCACGGCGAGTTCATGCGGTGGCGCGACGACAAAGATTACAGGCTCTGGCATAACGGTCAGGTCTGCCACCTGCGTGCGGTTCTGAACGACACTTTCGACCAGACGGAGCGTCGTATCACCGTGGACGATGAAGATAGCGGCGGACTTCGCGGCGCACGCCTCTTTACGCGGGACATGGACAGGCATATCCTTTTACCCGTGCGTGGCAGCGGCAAGGCTTTCATCATCAACCGCCGCGGCTACGGCGGGGGGGGGGGGGGGGGGGCTTTTGAGG